GCATGAGCGGCAGGTTCTACGACATCCATTCCAGGAAAGCGGGGTATGAGGACTGGTCGGTAATTCACGTTACGCTGGCGGACGCAATCGCGGCGGGTCGTATTCAACCGGAGTGGGCAGAGCAGCGTAAGAAACAATGGGGAGAAACATCGGCAGTCTACATCAACCGTGTTCTTGGTGAGTTTGCTTCGGACGACACTGATGGAGTTATTCTTTTAGCCGACATCGAACGTTCCAACGAACGTTGGCTGGCAAGACGCGATGCAGGCGATTTCAAGATATGCACAGGCTTGGGCGTGGACATCGGTCGTGGTGGAGACAAGTCGGTCATTGCACATGAATATGATGACAATGCCATAGCCGAACTGGAACGCACGAACAGCAGGAACAGTATGGAACTGGCGGGTAGAACAGCAGGTCTTCTGAGAAGACATATCCAGGCCAAGGCGGTTGTCGACCTTGGGTATGACCCCGGTGTTTACGACCGGTTGAAGGAAATGACAGAGATTGCTAATCGCGTGATTTCCTTTGTTGCCGCCGCGCACATAGACACAAAGGACGAGACAGGAGAATTGGGATTTGTGAATTTGCGTTCGGCGGCATGGTGGAACTTGCGCGAGTTGTTGAAGAATGACATGTACGACCTGCCTCCTGACGACACATTGACCGGCGACTTGACCACCCCAACGTGGGTGATAAAAAGTGGCGGAAAAATAGCGGTTGAAAGTAAAGGGGAAACACAAACATTCGGGAAGGGCGTCAAATCAAGACTTGGACGCTCAACGGATGATGGAGATGCCGTTGTGCAGATTGCCATGAAGGCTTGGCTTGGAAGCGATGATACCTTTGCAGGTATGGGTCATGTGGATAACTTCAAAAGCAGGTGGGAGGATTGAGGTATAATGTCCGTAAGCACGGTTTCATGCATACGCCCCTGTCCCGGAAGAAAATCCATGACTGCCCGTTAACCGCAGACTGATGCGGATGTTGGCAGAAAGAGAGACAAGATGACAATGCCCGCACCAGAACAATCTCGTGAAGTTTCACGGGATAACGGCAAAGGCAGCGAGACACAAGTCCGCATCGTCTTCAATGAGATGGGGACTTCGGGATTGAAGCAATCGGGAGGCTTTGTCACCGAAGCCTACAATTCTGCCCTTCAATTTCCGCAGGTCATCCCGCTTTACACGCGTCTGCGGCAGTCCATGCCTGAAATTGTCATGATACGGCGGGCCTTCTCGGCATGGTCGGGCAACGTCAAGCCGGTCGTCAACCTGCCGGACGAACCTGGCGATGATGACAAACGGTATCAGGACTACCTGCAAAGCGAGTTTGAGAATTGGGAAGGCGGATTTCACGACTTCATTGAGCAGTGCGTGAACTATGTTCCGTTTATGGGATGGGCATGGTGGGATGTGCAGCCTGCCATCCGCAATCCGAACTGGAAGCCGCCCGACCCCGATGATGAATGGCGGAGCGAACTGGATGACGGCTTGATTGGTTTGCGTCGCATTGCATGGCGAGACCATTCCACCTTTCACGGGTGGATATTCGATGACAATAAGCGCGTCAAGGGCATGAGACAGCACGACTTTCCGAACCCGCCTATTGATTTGCCGTTACAGCATAGCCTGCACATTACTTTTGGCGGGTCACACAACCCGGAAGGTTACTCGCCGCTTGAGGCGGTCTGGCGTCTGGAACGCATCAAGTACGGTCTGGAAGTCATACAAGGCATGGGCTTCGAGCATGCCGCCGGCCATCTGTCGGTCAAGAAAATCGAAAAGGGTGACATCTCGGCTGCCGATAAGACCAATGTGGCCAGTGCGGCAAAAGCCATTCTCTCGGCGCAGGAGGGCAATTATGCGATATGGCCGTTTGGGCTGGACGGCAACGTGGTTGATATTCCGTTTTCAGTGGCGGGAAGTATCCTGGAAGCCATCCGCTACTATGGCATATTGGTTTTGAGCATCTACTCCATGCAATTCATCGCTCTCAATACGATGACGCAGACGGGGGCAATGGCAAGCCAGGTGGACAGCACAAACACGGCAGTGTATTCGTTCAACGCCATGCTGGACGGCATGGCCAGTCAGTTTGACGACCAGGTCGGCAAGCGGCTGTGGTTGTGGAATAGAAACTCGTTCCCCGGCGCGACCAGGCGGCCGAAAATCACGTTCAGCCACATTGAAAATACGCTTGACCTTGGCGCATTGGGATCGTTCTTCTCGACCATCTACGACAAAATGCCGATTGGCATGGACGATTACGAAGCCGTCCGCAGGCGTGCGGGCTGGATGCCGGAAAAGACGCCTGACGATGCGCTAGAGGAATGGGAGGCGAAGAAAAAGGCGGCGAATGCTGCGCGGGACCGCCTTGCCAGCCTGCCCAAGAACCCCGATGGCACGCTCAAATCCAATGACAAACAGATGAACGACACTGGTGAGCCGATGAGCGGAGAAGAAGCCAATAGCAAAGCTAGGAAGACCATCGAACAGGCTTTGAAAGCATACAGCCGTGCAACGAGGTCGTGGTAGATGAACATGGACCTGATTGACAGAACTGCCGGACGCCATGACCTGCCAGACAAGGCAGTCTCAGTAGAACTTGAGCATCATCGTCGTATTCTTGAACTTGCCGATTTGTGGTACTATTCCGACATTCGCAAGACCTATTGGGGGCAAGTCTATGACGCCATTTATGGATTCCTCTCTGGAGAGTCCGCCATAACCAAGTCCAAGAATGGGATGAAGAAGGCCATGGCGGACGCTTTCCTGAACGCCTCCGAGCAGGCATGGGAGGATGGCGGGGCGGAACTGCCGATAGACGATGAAGACGCGATTGCCTATATCAGCGGCGTACAGGCAGGCGAACTCGGCTACATTGCCGACCTGTTTGCCAGTCTCATTCTGCTCCGCAAGGAGTTGAAGGAGATGGCTCCGTTCTCGGCGCAGGAGACCGCCGCCAACCGTGCAGACGGTTATACCCAAACGCTCGACATGGTGTATGCCAAGGTGAAACTTCTCGCCAAACCAAACGTCATGTTGACGTTCGCCGGCATTGACGGCGGCGAGAGTTGTTCCGACTGTTCTCGTCTTAAAGGCAAGCGCCACCGCGCCAAGTGGTGGGTCGCCCATGATGCCGTGCCGCCATCTCGTCACTTTGAGTGCAGGGGCTATCGGTGTGAGCATCATTTAGTCGACGATGATGGTAATTTGTACACCATTTAAAAGATAATTTTGATGTTTTATGAATGACAAAAACTTTCAAGACAAAGGTGTGTCTCCACGGGCATTGACGATTGCCAAGATGATTGACCGATTGCCGCCGGGCAGGTACGGTATCGAGTTGTTTCGCCCTGCCAGCCCGACTGAGCGGTGGGAGGTCACCATCACGCAGTCAACGGTTGTCACGGTTAGGAAGGCGGCCTTGGGACAAAAGGACGAGCCTGCCAGCCCTTGACTTTTGATCGAAAATGGCTATACTGTGGAAACAAATGCGCCCCGTCCTTGTTGATACTGGACGGCAAAGCGCAGGACAGTGTGCCTCGTATGACCGGCCGCTGAACCATAACGGTTCAGCGGCCAATTTGTTGGAGTGCAGTGCAGGCAGTTGACTTTTCGTTCACAGACCTTATGGCGGAGTTCCAACACCTGTCGTCCATTGACGGCATGGCGGCCGGTTCGTTTACCGCCATGAACGGAAAAAAGGTTGTGTTCAAGAAGGAAGAACTGAAGACCTACATTGACAACACGCTCTTAATCCTTGAAAGTACGAAAGACAGCAAGGGCAACGTGGTCGGACTGCCGATTGACCTTGACGGGCATGACCACAAGGGCGGGGCCGGCTGGATAGTCGGCTTTGAACTGGACGAAGTGCGCGGGGTCATCAAATTCCTTGTGAACTGGACGACCGAAGGCGTCAAGCGCATCAAGGAAAATCTCTCCCGGTTTTTCTCTCCGTCGATTGATGCGGAGAATAAGACAATTTTGGGTGGTTCGCTGACCAATTGGCCGGCGACCCGCAGCCAACGGGGTCAAATCCTACTGCGCCCTGTTGAGTTATCACAATCCATAAAGGAGTTGAACATGGGTGAAGAACAGAAAGACATTCTCACCGTTTTACGCGAAGGTTTCGGTCAAATTGGAGACTTCATTCGCGGTAATAAGACGGAAGAGAAGCCCCTCTTCGACGATGGTGCTGGTGACAAAGGCAAAAAGGTCGAATTGACGGAAGCAGAGAAGCAGGAACTCAAGGACAAATACCTTGCCGAACTCTCGACGCAGAATTTGTCGGTTGCCGAACTGCTCAAGTCGCCCGCCGTCGTGCAGGAACTAGCTCGGCAGGCGGACGCTCTCGCCAAGGAACGCTTGAACATGGAAATGCGCAAGCGCCGGGCGATTGAGTTTGCCGCCGAGATGACCGGCGGGTCGGAAAACAGCCCATACGGGCTTGCCATTCCCGCCGAGGATTTGGTTTCGCTGATGCTGTCTCTTACGGAGGCGCAGATGCAGGCGGTTGAAAAAATCTTGCGGACTGTCCGCCTGGGAGCGATTGACTTCTCGCGGCATGGCGTGGACGGAGTGTATCCTGTCAAGCCCAAACTGCCCGAACCGATTGCCGCGCTCGCCCGCCAATGGGTCAGGTCTGGCAAGGACATCGATGAATTCATGCAGGTCAATTCCGAAGAACTTGGCGACCCCCGCCAGTATGACTTGAGCGAGTTCCGTAGAAAGAACAAGGAGTAAGACATGGCTGACCTTACCAAAGATGCCCCGCTTCGCTTCCTTGGCGAAGTTGTCACCCAACGCTTCAACATTGACACCTCTGCTGCCCGAACGTTCTTCAAAGGGCAGCCCGTCATTGTTGACCAGAGTGTTGACGCCACCGGCAACGTCGTGCAGTTTGTGGACAGTGTTGTTGTTGACCCTACCGATGTATTTGTCGGCATTGCCGCCGAGAGCAAAACTGTTGCGTCCGGTGACCCGGAGACTACGGAAATTGAGTGCTATGTCGGTCCGACCATCGTCGGCTTCAAGTCGTCTGTATTCACCAATGGTGCAGACCTCGGCAAGACCGTCTATATGAGCGACAGCGGTACGTTGTCGACGACCGTCGCAGACAACCCGCAAATTGGAAAGTTGCACCTTGTCCGTGACGGGTATGCCTATGTCGAACTTGTCACGCCGCAGATTTGCTCAGGCGCGTAAGGAGAGTAAACCATGATTTCAGGTAACGTCCCCACCCATCTTCTTGTTGCCGCCCGTACTGGTTTCCTGGAGACATCCTCGAACCCTGACCCGGCGTATGCACCCATTGCCGAAGTCATTAACATGACGGCAAAGTCCATCGACCTTGTCGACCTCGGCTCGGCTCCCATGCCGTCCCGTAATCGCGGTAAGCCGACCTTGCGCGACTTCATCGAGCGCAAGATGACCGTTACCCCGCTGGATTGGGACATCACGGTTGGCATCTCCCACAATGCCGTGCGTGACGACCAGACCGGCACGCTTGACCGCAAAGTCCGCAATGCCGGCGCAAACTTCCAGCGGCACATTGCACAGCAGGCGTTTAAGGCGTTGAACGATGGCGATGGCACTAATTTTGGGTTATGTTACGACGGCTTGTCTTTTTTCAACGACAGTCATGTTGACAAGGGAGCGGAATATGCAACGGTGCAGGACAACAAGTACGCCCTGCCATTGAGCATTGACAACTTCGAGACCGTGCGCGTCGCCGCCAGCGTCTTCCGCGACGACCAGGGCGAGTTCATCAACTACAATTTTAATACGCTGATCGTCCCGCCCGCGCTGGAACGCATCGGCCGCAATATTGTCGGCAACCCGCAGGCATACGACACTGCCAACCGCGAAATCAACCCGTATGCCGGCGTGACCAACCTGATTGTCCATCCGAACCTTGACAGTACAGCATGGATTTTGACCGCAGGCGGTCAGCCGACCAAGCCCATCATCATCGCTATCCGTGAACAGCCCAACCTGCAAAGTGCGTGGTTTGATCCGCTTGCTGATGACGGCGGCATGTACTACTTCAAGTTCTACGCCCGCTACAATCACTTCTACGGTGATTGGCGCACTGCCATTATGGGCAACACCTAGGAGGTGAGATGTCTGACAAAACCGACCTGACCGGTCTGCGCATCAACGGGTACGACTGTTTTGACCCTTCCGCAACGACCGCCGCCGCCGATGGAGCCATCACGGCAAAGTCTGGTGTGGTTGCCATCACCAAGTCCGGTGTCGCCGCCTTGACGCTCGCCAACCCGACTGCCGGCACGGATGACTTCAAGATACTTCGCATCTTGTCCACGACAGCCAATGCGCACACCGTCACATGTACGGGCGGCTTTGGTGAAGGCGGAGCGCTCTATGATGTAGCGACTTTCGCCGCCGCGAAAGGCGCGGCGCTGAACCTGATGGCGTATCAAGGCTTTTGGTATGTCATTGGTGCGCATGCTGTGACTATCGCGTAAACGAGTGATGCAGCAAGCCCAAACAGGGCGGGCGATTGTCTGCCCGCCCTGTATCATTGATGAAGGAGATATGATGCAAGCACGTGTGAAACAGGATTTTCGATGGAATACCGTCATTGCCTTTAGCGGCGTCGAGTTTATCAAGGCTGAATGGCGTAACGTTCCGCCCGGCAAGGAGCGGGATGCAGAAAACCATCCGTTCCTCGAGGTGAAAGATGTCAAGCCTGCCTCGCAGGTTCTACTCGAAAAGATGGTGGAAGAAACCGTCGTGCCGACCATTTCCGTAAATCTTCACGAGGAAGAGGCTGCCGCCGATGATGATGTGGAACGGGAGGCGGAGCCGGAAATA